TTATTTTCTATATACATCTATAAAACTATCAAAACCCTTATCTTTTAAAGCCTTTACTTGTATTTCTGCGTTGGCTCTATCCTTATAACTTCCAGTAACTACTCTATAAAAAATATTACTATCTGTAGGTTGTATGACTGGTTTAGGTTCTTCTATTGATTTATTTAATATACCTTCTGCTATTAACTTCCCTATGTAGTCATAGCCTTTTTCTTGATATATCCTAACATCCTCAGTAGCTTCTACAAAACATACTTCTACTATTATGGCAGCCATATTAGTTTTTCTTAATTCATATAGATTTTGACTTACCTTAACTCCTCTATTTCTTAATCCTGTTGTAGCTATCCTATCAACTATTCTTTTAGCTACTGGTTCAGCTTTACCACCAGTTCCATAAATCCAAGTTTCTGTTCCTATAGCACCATTATATGAATCGTAGGCTTTGTTAAAATGAATTGATATGAATAACTCTGCTCCCCATTCGTTAGCTTTATTTACTCCATATGCTAAGTCTGTATTAACATCACAATCGGAAGGAGTTACATCTAAGACTTCATGACCTTCTTGTCTCAACCATTTGATTACAGAATCTTTTACTTTTCTATCTTCTGTAGTTTCATCTATAATTGCTCTTGCTCCAATAGCTTGGAAATTATGTCCTCCACGTACTGCTATTTTCATATGTCCTCACCTCTCAATTATTCATTTTAGCTTGTCTAGCTGTACTTTGTCCAAAATAAAAAGCAATCACTAACGAAAATACTGTTAGAAACTGCTCTGATGTAACTTGTTTAGTTATCGCTAATACACAAAATACTATAGTAAGTAATAATGCTATAAGCTTCTTTACTTGTAATAGATTTTTCAATTCCTTCATTATATATCACTCCTCAAATTATCTTTTAAAAATATGGTCTTTAACCTCTTTTACATCTGATTTAATATCTTCAATAATACTAAATTTTTCTGTCAGCTTATCTAATAAATCCTGATATCTCTTTTCTCTATTTCCTGTGGTTTTTAATACATATAATAATAAAAATACAAAAAGTGCATAACCAAAACCTTGGCTAAGTGCTTCTTTCATTAAGTCATCCATATTAACACGTCCTTTCTTTAAATTTCATAATCATCTCCTATTAATTTTTTATATAACAAAAAAGACCCTGAAATTAATCAGAGTCTTTTAATGTCATAGTATTCTATTTTATGTAAAGCTTGTATTAATTTTTACTATTATAAAAATATTCTATAAACTGAGTTGATGTCATCGTCTTAAAATTTTCTTTTATTTCCAACATTCCACTTCTTATATCGTCTGAAATTAAATAATCTGCTTTTCCTTCAATAGCACATTTTACAAACATCTCATCATAGCTATCAAATATCTTTATATTTCTAGTTTCAGATGTATTAATAGAGGTAGAATAATAAAATAATTCCATTAGTTCTTTTAGCATTTCTATCCTATCTTTAACATCTGAAAGATTATATCTGCAAAAGTTTTTAGTTAAATAAATCAATTCACCTATAGTATCTTGTGCAAACAATAATTGTATTCTTCTATGTTCTATTAATTCCATTATTTTATCACAACTTTCATATTTATCAGGATAAAACCACCCATTTATAAATATATTTGTATCCAATACTACTTTAGGTTTATTATATCTCATATCTTCTTATACCTAATGATTTTCTAACTTCTTTTTCACTTAATCCTTTTGATGTAATAGCTTTTTGTGCTATTTTAGTAATTCTACTCATGCAACTTAATGTTTTAGGTTCAGCTTTAATATTCATAAAAACACCTCGTTTATTCCATTTCTTTATTATCATGATTATATCACTCCCTAAAACATATAACAATAACTTATTTGTATATTATATGCTAATTGTGGCTAAATATAATAATTATTTGACATTTTATTAATACTAATTTCTCACTAAACATCCAATAAAATCATTGTTTTATGTTGTACTGTTTTGTTTGATTGATTCGCAATAATTTTCATATACTTTAGTAACATTATCAATAAGACTTTGACATTTAAATACCTTCATAGGATTACCAGCTAACCTTTCATCTTCTTGTGAAATAACTTTTTCAACCTTAATGACTGTACTGGATCTATCTTCATTTTTTATTCTAAATCTTATCTGATTAATTTCTCCACTTCTAGTAAACCATGCTACACACTCAATATCTTTTGCTATTAACTTCATTTAGCATCTACTCCTAACAATATTGAATAAATTACTAATCTCATTATAGCGAACTGGTGTTTCCATGTAAAGAAACATTTTTAAGCTTCTTCTTCAGTTTTATTAAGTACTTCTTCAACTTTTGCTTTCCATGTACCAGGTACTTTATCTATGGTCCATAGTCCAGCATTTATTAAATCCACATATAATTTAACCATCTTTATTCACCTCCTAACAATGCATTTGTAAGTTCTCCTATAGCTTCTGCTATAGCTAATTGAGTTTCTAATTTATCCTTTTCCCTTTGTGCATCAAGCTCTGCTATTGCAATCATTACTATATCGCTTTGAGAAGGTTCCTTAATTATATTTTTAATTGCATCTATTTGTTCTTGTGTAGCACCCTCAATCCACTCTATACCTGTCCATTTAGGCTTATAAAATCCATTAGGGCACTGAATTTGAATGCAATCACTAGGAACTATTTCATTATCTTTTAAAATTACATCTTCTACAAAAAATCCACTTTCATCTATTTTTAATACTTTTTTCATAATTTATCCTCCTATTGCACTGCTTCAAAATTAATAGTAGATAAGTCTATATAACTAAAAACTCCACCTATAAATATTACTTCTCCAGTTGCTTTTACTGTCATTTGTCCAAGTGTCGGACCTGCGCACATAACTGGGAAATAATATATTCTATCTGGTCTATATCCGACCGGTAATATAAATATAATTGTACTTGTTCCAGTTACTTGTATTACGCCTTTCAAGTTTACTATACCAAAATTATTTTTTCTATAACTAGCTAAATTAAAATTATTCACATCTTGATTTATCGTTCCATTTAGTAGAGTTGGAGAAATCCAATTTTCTTGTATTTTATTCGCTTTTTCTTCCAATTGCGAAGTATGAGTAGCAACAGTACTTTGTAAATTATCTATATCTGCATTTATATTATTTATATTTGTTTCTATGGTGACTATTTCATTATTTATATTATCTATATCTTGAAGAATTTCTGGTTTTCCTAATGTCATAAAAATCATCATATCCTTTCATTTTTTATTTTTTAATAAAACAATAAAAATAGCAAAATATATTGATACATTACTATTTTTATAGGTTATAATTATTAAATTGTTAATAAAAATCTCTTAAACATCCATTAAAAGAGGGAATTTATTCGATAGATTAAGGCAATAAAAAAGAGAGCTGCTTAAAGCTCCCTTAGTTCGCAATTCCTTTTATTACAGTTATATAAATTTTTTGTCCACTATTAATTCCCCAACCCAAAGTCACTAATCGTGTTGATTCAGTATAGGTGTAATTAACATCTTCCTCTAAAACCACGCCTCTATATCTCAATTCCAATACATCAACCAGTTTATTATATAATCCTAGTTCCAACGTAAAAGTTGTAGTGTTATTGCTAGTTGCTGTAAATACTCGTTTTATTGGTTGCAATATATTAGTATTAGTAGCATTTAAATAATCAGTTTTAATTTGTTCTACTTCTTCTAAAAATAGCTTTTGATCGGAACTTGGAATGCCTTCTAACCCTGTTGGTTCAATTTCTATAGGAATCATAAAGGATGATATTCTATTTCCATCTTTCTTTATTTCAATTTCAACACTTCCATATCCTACAGACCTTACACAATCAGCCAATAAATCTACTTTAATAATTCCTGTAGATGCTTGGCTTCCATCAAATCCACTAGCTTGTTGAACTATAGTATTGTTTGGTTTATTAAAGATTAAAGAAAAAGAGTTACCCACTAGATTTTGAGCAACTCCACTTTTATTTATGTAAAATGTTAATTCTGTTTTATCACCTTGTTTTAATATTTTAGTATCATAATTTTTGCTATTTAAATCTACTATAATAGTACCTTCTCTGATTGCTTCCATCTATATCACTTCCTTATATGTATTCTATTTCATTCTCTATTTTTACTAACTTCTTGTTAACTACATCAACTTTATATGCCCCTCTAATAACCTCATTAAGAAATGATATCTCTTTAGAAGAATCCTTTAAATTAATGTTTATAGAATCATATATTAAATTCATGTCGTCAGCTCTTTCTCCAAAAACATCTTTAAAAGATTGTTCTACCTCACTAGCTATACAAGGAGCTGTTATTTTACCATCACTTTTATAATATGTTATAAATATCACACTTAATCCCTCCATTTATTTAGAACCTAATACTCTATATCTTATTTGTAATTGTCCATCATTTACCCATGTAATATTATCATTGACATATAGTAAATGGGTAACTGTGCCCTCTAAAACTAACTGATTATTTTCAATATAGTAATCATTCATAAAAAATTCTCCTAAAGCATAATAAGTACTTCTTAAAGTAGCTATAATGCTAACCTGTACGTTTTTATAACTACAGTAATTAAAATCTTCACTGAGGTTTATTCTTGTTTCTTGACCGCTATTAATCCAAACTGTACCAGATTGTACCTTACTTACATAAGAAAAATATAAATCGCCAAGTTTCTGTTTAAAATCCCCCGTTGCTTTAACATCTTTATAAAAAGTTACTGGATATTCATTTCCTAAAGCCCCCATATCAAAATCTAGCCAAGCATCTGATGAAGTTGATCCTGCTCTTTTTGAAATACTAATATATCTATTATTTTCTGCAATTATAGATAATCCATTTTTTGTTGCATCACCTGTTTTGTAAGTAGAAGATATAGTAGCAGAAACTAAATTTGAATTATCTTGAAAATCATAAAAGCTCATAGTTTGATTTTTTATTCTAATAGCTTTTCTTCCACTTGTATCATATGTTGTTAGGTTTCCAGAACCTATATCAAGTTTGAAAGTACCATCTAGAGAAGATATTACTCCAACTTTTATTAGTGAAGCATCTAAAGTTCCCGTCTTAATAAAATCAGCTACAATCTCCCCATCCATTGTTATACCGATTGTAAAGTCACCATTATAACCAGTTGAACTATAACCAAGTCCATTTAAATTCCATCTCCACACCTTAGTTGCAGTAGCTATATCATCAGTATTCATTATTAAAAACTCTCCCTCTCGAGTAAGAGTGTGACCACCAAGAGCCTCTTTAATCTTATTAGTTATGTTATAGTTTTCTGCTTGAAATTGAATAACTTTGTTATTTAAAATTTGACTAGATGAATATTGAGATTTTGTATAGTCTCCTAATTCTAATTTAGTATATTTCTTTTTAGCACAATCCCAAGTATATTTCCTTAACCTAGCCTTTACATCAATATTTAATTTTTTACTATGTATTGTAACTATATCTCCTAAATATAACTGTTGTAATATCCCTAACTCTTTATTTTCTCTTATATTTCTTCTATCTAAAAAATCAACACTAAAATTAATAGCAGGTCTATCTACAAAACTTTCTAGATACATTAATGCTACTTGTCTTCTTAGTTCAGTATAAACTGCTTCTTTATTAGCAAAGTCTGTTGGAGCATCTGTTCTTGATACTTTTATATTAGGAAAATCAACATATTTTATTGAAGGTGTAGGATAATTATTTATTAAAGGACTATCAATAAACTGCTCTGGTAATTCAATTACTTTATCATTTTCATCTCTTCCAGTTGGCATTATTCTAGTAACTTCTTGTCCCTCGATAGTTTCCTCTATATCAATTAAATTCTTACCGTTTTCTATTCTAAAACCTCTATCTGCACCTAATTGAGATAGTATATTAAAGTTAAATTTATTCCTGTCTAATTCCCCACCCCAAACATTTAAAAAGCTATTCTCATCACTTCCCATAATTGCATCTAAAAAGTTCTTTCTAACATAATAGGCAGTGCCAGTTTTAGTGATATTAGAACTAAAAGAAAACCTTGTAGGATATTGAAGTCTGTCTTTCATCCAGTTAAGAGCGTTATATCCATTAAGTCCTGTTGGTCTAACATCAGTTAATCCATTTCTACTTAATTCATCACTTATTTGTACACATGTAACTTCTATATCAGAAGATTTTCTTCTAGTTTTTTTAATAATAAAATATTCTTCCCCTCTTGGAGCATCAGCTTTTATTACATTACCTTTTTGTAAGTATTTACTCTTTGTATCAACTATAGGATTTTCTAATGTAAGAGTATAATCTCCGTTTATTTCTTCATTTATTTCAGCCTTTGTATATTTATCTAAAACGCCTAAGCCATTATTAGCAAAATCAGTTGTATTACTCACATATACACAAATCAATACATTTCACCTCTCTCTTAAAAAGTAAATAACCCCTACTGGATTATAAACTTCTCCAGTTTGGGGTTATTTCTATTTTTGTTACACTTCCTATCCAACTAATAGTATTTAAACCACTCTTTAATATAGGAAACTCACCATTTACTTTATTATTTAAATTTTCTACAGTATCACTATAAGCTTCAATCAATGTAGAATTTAGTATTATATGATTGCTTATGGATTTCAATAAAATATCCTCATTGTTTATTGTTAATGTAATATTTCCACTTCCATAAACCTTTATTAAAGGTCTTGCATTATAAACTAATTCATTACTATAAAAAGAATAATTATTAGTTGTAATAGTGATTAAATTATTTTGATTATAGTATTTATAAGGCTCACATGTAAAACTTATTGTAAATATACCCTTTACTTTTAATTGTCTTTCAATATCTGTATATTCAACCATTTTAACTTTATAATGACGTTCTATATCATCAGCAAAATATAAATCATAATCATTGATTTTATTAAGCCAATTTAATATTTTAGTTACTTTAATATGTATATTCTCTCTGTCTATAAAGTTAAATTCTATATCTACTTTAACATCCTGAAATGTCTCTAAATCTTCAACTATTTCTCCATCGCCCTCTTGAATTTCATATGTTTCATAACGTCTTTTGGGAAGTGGAAAATTAGGACGTTTAGTTACTTTTAAGCCTAAATCTAAGCTGTTTAATTTATTAAATACTATAAAATATTTCCTTGCCAAATAATCCACCTCCTAAATTTTTAGATAATTAATTTCTTCATCTACGTATTTTGCTATTCCTCTACCTACTTGTTTCCCATCTAGTTCACTTACTACAGTTACATATATTGGTTTATTATTGTTATTTACATTTAATCTTTCTGAAAGCCTATCAAAATTCTTGTCCATTTGGTTCCATAGTTGTTGTAAAGGAAGAATTGCTTCCGCTCCAGCTTCTCCACCAATCATTGCGTTATTTCCATTCATTCCAAACATAGTAGGACTAGTCATTATACCCCCATTTTTATACCATTCAACACCTATTTTAGGCATCCTTGGAGGTACTAAACTGAACTCACCTTGTACAGAAAAATGAGGTAGTTTTATTTTTGGAAAAGAGAAGTTTTTAACTAAATTCCACACTGTAGATATAGTATTTTTTATACCTTCAAATGCTCCGTTAACCATATTTCTAAACCAATCAACTTTATTATATGCTAATACAAAAGCACCAGCTAATAAACTTATTACTAAAATAACTTTTGAAATTGGATTCATATTCATTACAAAATTTAATGCCCCCTGTGCAATTGACATTAATTTCGTTGCACCTTCGGCTAAAAGTGTAGAATTTTTTAGTCCATCAAATAACTTTATTCCATCGCTTATTCCACTAGATAATTTAGATACTGCTCCAAGTCCTAATCCAGAAGCTACTACAAATCCACCTAATCCTAATACTACCTTTCGAGAACCTTCGTCCATGTTATTTAACCAACTTGTTATATTGGATATTCCACCAACAAAACCTTCTATTAATGGACTTGCAGTATCTCCAAACTGGATCATGGCATTTTTGCCTTCATTTAAACTTTCCTTTAATCTTTGACCACTTGTATTATTAACTTTTTCAAAAGCTAAGTCTGTTGCTCCCGCACTATTTTGCATTTGTTGTAGCATGTTATTATAGTCATTTCCAGCGTTTTGAGATAATACGAGTGCCGCCTTTCCAGCTTCTGCACTTCCAAACATATCAGATAAACTTTTTCCACCTGTACTTGCATTATCGCTAAGTAATTTTAATACATCTCCTACACTTTTGCCACTAGCTGTTAATTGTGAAAAAGATTGTCCAGTCATTTCTTTTAATACTTTATCTGAAACACTTCCACTTTTACCAAGTTCATTAAGCATAGAATTTAAATAAGTTGTAGTTTCAGCGGACTTAATACCATTGCTTGTCATAATTGCATAACTTGCACCAAGTTGACTTAAATTAACACCTAATGCACTTGCTGTAGGTATAACCTTCCCCATATCTGCTGATAGTTGTCCTACTGTAACCTTACCTTTGTTCTGTACTTGTATAAGCAAATCACTTACGTCTACTACTTCATCACTTTTTAACTTATAGGCATTCATTATTGTAGTAAGTATATCTAAAGATTGTCCTGCTTCTGCAAACCCTGCTTTCGCCAGTTTAGTTGAATTAGTAACAAAATTAACTGCATCACCAGTTTGTTGACCTGCTGATATAGCATCATATACGTTGTTAGCAATTTCTGTAGAAGCAATTCCAGTATCGTTAGATAAATTGAGTATAGACTTTCTTAAATCTTCAATTGGTACTTCTGCGTCATCAGAAATTGTACTAACTTTTGCTATGGAATCATCAAATTCCATACTCAATTTAGCACTAGCAACCCCAAGTCCTCCTATTGCTACACTTGCACCTTTTAATTTATCAGCCATTTCACCAGTTTTTTGGGAAAAAGCATCTATTTTAACAGTAGATATTTTAGTATCTAAATCCTGTAATGCTTTAGTATTTTGTATTATAACTTTTTCAGTTTCATTTGCTTTTATCTTATAGTTATTCATTTGACTTTCAGCTCTTGACATAGCCTTTTCATTTGCTGAATATTCTTTTTGCAAAGTTTCTAATTCTTTTTGTAACGCTTTAGTTTCTTTACTATCTTCCCCAGTTAGCTTAATTTGTTGCTTTAATCTATCTTCCACACTAGATATAGATTTAGCCAATTCTGTATTCCTATCTCTATATTTTTGAATGTCTGTAGCTAAAGCTGAAACAGTCTTGTTTTGCAATCCTAGCAAGGTTGTATTACTTTTTAGATTATTAGATAATTGGGTATGTTGTGTCTTTAATTTATCTGTTTCACTTCCAAATAATTTAGCCTTTTCTGAGGATACATCTAAGTTAGAACTTACTAATTTTAAATTGCTTGTTACTTCCTTCATTTCAGTTATAAACTGTTTACTATCAGAAGATATTTTAATATTAGCTCCCAACTACCTCACCTCACTTTCTCTATTATTATTTTCTATTGGATTATCCAAACAATAGCAAACATAGTCAATGTATTCACAAAAATCTACTTTAGTACAATCTATATAACTAGATCCTTCTGCTATCATTCTCCTATATAACATGTAAACTATATCTTTATGTGTTCTTTTCTTATTTTCAAATTCAAATTCTTCTTCATCATATCCATTTTCTTTGTCATATTCATCAAAGGCACTACCCTCATTTTCTTCATTAGAGATAGTAGTGCCATTTATTTTTTTATTAACTTTTCAACCTTGCTTTGCGTCTTTTGGTTTATTTCTACTCCTATACCTATCCAAAATGTCATTAAATCTATTACATCTAATTCATTATCTATGTCCTCAGTTGTAAATTGGTTATTATAAAAATTTACTAAAAATTCTTTTATTAAATTAAAGTCAGCTTTTGTTGTTCTTCCATTTACCTTTTCACTTTCACTTACAGCATCCATAACGTCATAATAATCCGTCATTTTTCCACAAGTTATTTTAGTTACTTCATAGGTTTTTTCACCTAATTTAATCTTCATAATATATAAATCCCTCCTAATTTTAAATTAAAAAAGAGTAGAAATTAATCTACTCTTAAGCTTCTGTTAATGGTTCTGGTACTGCTGTAAACCATACTATTTTATTTGTTTCACTGTTTATTGCTAAAAGTGCTTTCGCTTCTGTATCTCCAACTTGTAACTCTAATTCATTTATATTAACTCCGTCTTTTCCATCTTTTTCTCTATCTCTGCAAGTAAATTTAATAGTTCTTTCTGCAATCGCAGGTTTATCTGCTTGTGTGTTGTGTTCTGCTCCAAATGGTTCTGGTTTACATACATATTTCCACACAAATTCATATTTACCTGTTTTAGCAACCTTAGTTCGATATCCTACTGCAAAATCTGGACATTCATCCTCAGTACTTTCTATTCTCATTCCCTTTACTGTTTTTTGTCCCATTAATAGAGCTTCATTTTCTTGAGATAATTCTTTTACAACAACTTCTAAACTTTTAGCTGTTAATCCTTGTAAAACATCGTCTAATTTATCATCATAGAATGAATTCTCCATACTTCCACTATAATCTTTTTTAATACTTCCAACTTTTCCCAATAAAATAGGTTCATCTGTAGTATAAGAAGTAGCTGTATTAGTCAATACTTTTGCAAAATAAAGGTCTTTAACTCCTAAATAAGCCATTTAAATCAATCCTTTCTTGTTATAAATTTTCTTCATACAACCATCGAGAAGTTATATGATATAATGTACTTCCATCTGTTTCTGTTTCAGTTTGGTCGGCTCCATCCTGGTAGAAAAAGCCACCTAATTTTAATAGTTTTTTTATTTCTTTTTTTAACTCAGTAACTTCTGAACTATCTTTAGTCCATAAATCTACCGTAATATAATGTTCCTCGGTTGTAGATTCATCATCAGCAAATTCACCCTCTGAATTATCAAATTCTAAATAGGTGATATGAGTATCATTTAAATTTTTATCATACCAACCATATAGAACATCTAAATTTAGGGGTTCCAATGCTTCTGCTACTAGCTCTATAATATCCACTCAATATCACCTCTACTTATTTAAACTTTCTAGTAAATTATTGTACTCTTCTATAAAAATACCTGTCCATTCTTTCCTTTGCTTAATAAAAGCTTTCTTAAATGGAGCGACTGGGGGCATTTTTGAAGTACCAAATTCTATAAATTTCATGTAAAAATATGGACTATTGTCACTCTTTTCCCATCCAATAACTATTTGTAAATTACCTTTTACTTTACGTATCGCCATAGGTATCTCATCCTTAGAATGTTTAAAGGTTCTACTTCCAGCTCTACCACTTCTGTAAACTTGTTTTGATACTGGTAAAGTCTTTTCCAACTCTTTATCTACCAAGTCTCCACATCTTTCAAGAGCTTTATATTCAGTTTTTTCTATTTCCTTTGGTGTGGCTATTTCCTCACACTTTTTTATAAGTTCTTTTAATCCAGTAACTTGTACAGTAGCCATTTAGCTCACCGCCATTACTTGTAAAATTATGTCCTTCTTGGAGTTCCCCATGGTGTCTATAAAAACTATATTAAATTCTTTATCTCTCCATATAACCTTATATTCTTTAGTTTCAAACAACATATCCTTTAATTTATTACAAGTTCTACACTTAAACTTCAAGCTATTTTCAAGTTTACTGTTGTACGCTTCATATTTCTCTTTTCCAAGAAGGTCTAATACTTCACACCAACAACTATAGTAGTCAACCCAAGACTCATTCTTCTTACCTTTATCAATTACTACAACTCTTTTTTTAATAGATATTCTTTCATTTAGCATTTACACCACCTCATTAAATAAGGATAATCTTGCTAAAATGCTTTCTGTTATTCTATCTCTAGTAATATTATTGGCTGTGTTTGTACTTCTATTTTCATACATATCACTAATTAGTTTCTTCTGTAGTAAATCAGCTAATTTCAAGCCTTTTTCATCTGTTTTATATCCTTCGCCTACCATTTCATCGATATAAATACTAGATACTTCTATAAAACTCATTAACTCAATATCTTCTTCATCATAATCTATTTTTAGGTAGTTTTTAATTTCTTGCAGTGTCATTTTTATATCCCATCCTCTCATTTTATTTTAAAGAGAGAAGGGAAAACCCTCTCTCAAATTAAAGTTCTACATAGAAACAAGCTCTAGCATCACCTTTAACTACATCAAATCTTTCAACAACCTTTGTAAATGTTTGGTTATACACGAAACCAGCTTCTTTAGATGTAGCTATTTCGTATTGTTTTCTATCAAAGAATTTAACTAAAGCATATAGATTTACAACATAGAAAGGTAATTTTCCTTCTGTAGCAGGTACTAAATCAGCATTGTCCATAACAACAACTTCTTTACCTTTAAACATTTTTCCACCTTCTACGGCTAAAGAGTCAGTTAAAAGTGGTCTTCCTTGAGAATCAACTAAACCATCTAAATAGTCATATCCATCAACGTTAGTTACTACAACTAATCCTCTTTTTAAAGCTGGAACTACTTTGTTTATAGTTTTTTGAATAGCTTTATAATCTGTTCCAGTTGCACCAGCTACTTTATTAGCTTCTATTATTTCAATTATTTCTTCGTTTTCTGAGTTAACTGAACATTCAGCAACATCGGGAGCTAATAAAGAGTTATAGAAGTCAACTCCAGCATCTTCTAATACAGAATTTTCTACTGGATATATTTTACCGTAATCTTCTACAGCAAATTCTATTGGTTCAGTTGTAATCATTTCTTGTACCATAGCAGTATCAGTTGCTAATTTAGCTAATTTTCTAGTAGTAGACCCCTTAGAAACAGGCATCTTACCAGTATTAGTTGTAACAGGTATTACATGACAATATGGTTTTAAAGCGGGGAATCCTTTTTGTTCTAACTGTACTTGTGCAATGAATGCTTGTGGCAATATAGCACCACTATTAGATACATTTACAGATGCTCTTTCTTCTTCAGTTAATTCTTTTCTTGCTAATATTTTGCTGATTGCTCTAAATTCTAAATCAATTTTGTTGTTTTCCATTTTTACATCATCCTTTCTTTCTTCAACCTTGTTTTGTTTTTCTAAATCTCTTTTTTCTTCTTCTTCTAACTCTTCTGCAATAACTAAGCTTTCTTTTAAAGCTCTTAATTCTTCATTTGCTTTTTTAGAATTTTCTAAATCAGATTTATCTAAAAACCCTCTAACTTCTATCTTTTTAGCTTCAATTGCATCTCTAATTTCTTTTACCTTCATTTAAAATCAACCTCACTTTTTAATAATTTTTTTGTATAAAAAAAGAACTAGTCTAATAGTTCTAGTTCAATCTTTAATAATTCTAATTCTCTTTGTTCTTTTTCTTTATTTAATTCTTTATTTTGGTTATCTTTATATTCCTTATAGCTTCTAACATCAGCCGAAGTTTGATTATAAGCAGGAATAGGAGTAAGTGTACATTCTAGTAATGTAACATCTAGTAATGTTCTTATATCCTCAAAATTATTATTTGTTGACCAAGTTTCGTTATTAGTTATAAATCCAAACGAACAACCTTTTATTAACTTCTTTTTAACAAGATTATAAGCATCCATAGAATAGCTTATTGACTTATCCAATGTTAAACTAAATCTTAATCCAATATTATCTACAGATAAACTCAATGTATTTGTTTCTGTATCTGCTAAAGGCTTATCCCAATCATGGTTATACAACATAAAAATATTATGCCCATCTGCAAGAGTTGAATCAAATGCTCTAGGGTCTATTACTTCATAAAATCCCATGTATTTACTTTTAGAATTAAATGTAGCAACATAACCTTCAATAACCATACTTCCATCTTCTGTAGCTCTAGTCTCAATATTTTCTACAATCAATTGTCTTATTTCTTTTTCCTTATTCATTTAAGCACCTCCTCCCTGATTAGCATTATCTTTAGCTGTTTTATATAAATCTTTTATTTTCAAAGTTCCAGAAGAAGCCAATAAATCATCTCCATCTTCTTTCTTAACTTCTCCTAAAATTCGTCTCACTTCATTTGGTGTGTAAACAGAATTTTGAATATAACTATTTAGTATCTCTGCTTGTTCTTTGGCACTTACTCTTAATAAAACATTTTGATTAGATTCAAAGAAATATCCTTTCTTTCTATCAGCTTCACTTAATAATTTATAAGTTAGCTCTAATTCATTACCTTCAAATAAGATAAGCAGCGTATTTACTAAGTAACTTAAATTAGATTGCTCTAAAGAGTTATTATTGTATCCATCCATTATTCCGATTAAATGTGGTGGAACTCCAAATGATGTACATATATCTACTTGACCCATTTTCTTTAATTCACTGAATTGACTATCTGCAAGGTTTAACTCTAATGGAGTCACAACGTATCCACTAGGCACCGTAAGTATTCTTTTGCTAGATGTGTATAACCTATCAAACATTGATTGTGCTTCTTTTAACTTCTTTTCATCCTTAATATCTGACATGAATTGAACTACAGCTTTTGAACTTAACCCATTTGAAAATAAATCCTTTTGATAAATTTGAGCATAAGCATTGGTGTTAATGGTATCTCTTAAATTATCTTTAACACTAATACTATTAATTCCATCTAGAGTCATACCTTTAAAGTGTAATATATCATCATATGTGCAAGTATATTCTTTTAAGTCTGGACTACAAGTATAATAAACTAATATAGCATTATTCTTTTTTGTCTTAGCTAATCCAATATTGTCAATTAGTAACTTAGTTACATTTATAGGATATAATCCAGTTATTTTGTTAGCTTTCCTAGTTATTAATGCAAAAGCTTCTCCCTTGTGTTGTCTATTGGCTTCCATAGCCTTAAAGAAATCAACCGAACTCATATAAGGATTAGGTCTAAACTTTATTAAATCATATAAATAGTTCTCTTCTGCTCTAACATCTCCTATATCAGTTCTTTGTTTTAGAATAACTGGAACTTTTGCAACATCTTCTGCTAATCTTTTTATACATTTAAAATATGTACTTTCTTTAAATTCTCCATCTGTTATGGCTACTCCAGTTCCAGTAGTCCAAGAATATTTATTTAAATCTTCATATGTCATATTTCTTTTTTCATTGTTAAAAAATAATCCCATTTAATCACCCTCTTCCCATAAATACAGCTATAATTATTAAAAACAATGCTAATAAATAAAAAGCTATGTATACATTTAGAAGAAAAGTGGTAATAAACACAATTAAAAAAGCCAACACAATAAGCAAATCTGCTATTATATCAGCCTTAAATTTTACTATTAAGTTTTTTAATTTTTGTTTCATGTCATTTTCACCTCTTCTTATTATTACCAATTCTGTTTTAATAAAGCATCCGCAGAATCATAACCGTTGCTATTATTAAATACAGCTCTTGTTAAAGCCATTACTAAAGCTATAATTCCATCAATTTTATTTTTTGCCTTTGACTTATCGTATTTTATATTTCCTGCTGGGTCAAAAGTTGCAACAACATTACTTGCCATCCAAGTTAATAAATTATTGTTTGCTATTATTAATCTTTTATCTAGCATTAAAAGTTCAAAGTCTTTTATAGCTGGACTCATGCTCTTATAACCTTGTCCAAAAGGAAATATAGTGTATTTTTCTTCCAATCTTGAAACTATATCTAAAGCTCCAAACCTATCAAAAGCTATTTCATTTGTATCAAATCCATAATTACTATTCATATCATCTATATAATTAAAAAGTTCTTCTGGATTAATATAACTTCCACTTAATGTTTTTAAATCTCCATCTTGTACATATACATCATATCTAACTTTATCTTTTTCAGAACGCTCTAAAAGTGTATCTTTTGGAGTAAATAAATGTGGATATATAATAAATTTATCATTATTAGGGTCATAAAAACATTGAACATAAGCAATAATATCTTTTACAAATCCTAAGTCTAAAGCTCCCCAACATTCCATTCCCTTTAAATCTTCTAAATTTATATCTTGTAAACACTCTCTATAATCTACCATGTTAATGGCGTTTTCTCCATCAAGTGCTACATGCTGATTTAAATATAATCTTCTTGCTTTAGCTTCAAAGGATTTAATTCTACTAGCCTTTATCATAAAGTCCTTTAGATCTTCATATTTTCTGAAAATAGATAAAGCTGGATTAGCATTATACCATTGTTTTTCGTCCATTAAATCACATTTTGCTTCGGCTTCAAATATAGCATAATAGAAATTTTCATCTTCATATTTTCCACTTTCGATATCTTTAGAGTAATTATATAATTCAAATTCAAGGTTATGTGGGTCTTGTCCTGAACTTGCAGTAGTAGTACAAAACATTAATGGTTCATCCCACAAACCCATACCAGTTCTTAATTTCTCATAGGCATCACTGTTTTTGTATTCATGTACCTCATCTAAAATTACAACATAACTTGCGTAGGAATCTAAATTTGCTCCGTCATTCGCTAAGACTCTTAAATTACTATTTGTTGCTTTCCTAAACATCATTTTCTGAGATTCAGTTATCTTTACATGCTTTTTTAATGTCTTATTGTTTTTAATCATTAACTGAATAGTATCAAATAGGTTAGTAGCTTGTTTCTTATCATTTGCAACTATTATGTATTGAGCACCATAAGCTGGGTCTGTAAAATACAGATAAACAGCAATCCAAGAAACTAAAGAACCTTTCCCATTCTTTCTGCTAATATCTAAAAGAGCTTCTCTATGTTTTCTCAATTTAGTATCTTTATTTTTTACACAAAGTAGTTCAGAGGTTATGATAAATTGAAATTTTAAAGGCTTTATTTTCTGACCTTTTTTACCCTTATCTAATTCTAATTTACTAATAAATTTATAAAATCTTCTAGCTTCTTCCTCATCATAAAAAAATTTATCACTATTCCATTTATTTTTTAGCTCTTCAATTAAATCATCTAAGCTATAATTTGTTTGTTCTTCAATATGTTTTAACTTATAATCTTCCAATATCACCACCTACTTTACTATCATGTCTTCCATTTCCTCATCATCTGAGTTTCCATTAGAATTATTTTTATTCATTCTACTTCTAGATGCAGGGGTGAAACCTAATTCTTTTGACCAACTTCTCATATCATTCAATGCTTTATTTGAAATTGCAATCTCTGGTCTTTGCTGTACATATCCATTCGGTGTAGTAAATGTATATCCTTGCTCTTGCAATATTTCCTCACATAATCTCCACTTTGAATACGATTGGCAATAACCTTCTAGAGCTTTTGAATCAATTTCCAATATTTCTCCCTCTGCATCTAATTCTTTAATTATTCTTTTCCATTCTTTTTTTGCTTCTGTATCTAACCAAGTAGGACATTTTAATTTAGGCATATTCTTCACCCCTTTCTCCTGTTTGTTTACTCCCCCTATAAGAAAAATCCAAAAAAACTTGTCTTTGACTAGACAAGGCGACGTTTCTAAGTATTTTCAAAACTTTCGATACCCCACTGGGTATATTTAACGCAAAAATAAAAAGTATATAATAAAATATACTTCTATCCTCCAAACTCTTTTATAAACCTTGCCTTTAACTCCATCAAACCCCTTATAGTATTATCCTTAGTCTTACTATTCTTCTTATATAAGTTATGTATGTGTTGGTGGTTACTCTCACTAAGATATATTAAATTATCTATATCTAATCTCTTGTTCCAATCCTCATCTAACTCTATAATATGATGTACTGTATAACCCTCTACAATCTTTCCTGTTCTATAGAACTCTACTATATCTATACCATATGTACTATCTATAACAACATCTCTAGCCTTATCCCATATTGTACTACTATAAAAGTCTTGGTACTTCTTCTGTTCCTCATCTTGTCTTCTTCTGTAGCTGTATTCCTTATATCGTTCCTTCTCAGATAATTGAAACTCTTCTTTATGTTTAATACAATACTTAACACCATAATCCACTAATACATTACAACCCTGTCTACTACACTTCTTCTTTAAAGGCACTTTATCACCTCTTAGACTTTGACTTTCCTTGACTAAAAAAATAAAACTAGACACAGTTTATAGTGCCTAGATAAATATAAACTTATTTGATTTCCAATTCCTTTTCACATCTCTTAATAAAAGAAGTAACTCTATATTCGCTACCGACAATAATAGTTGCAGGCTTTTTAGTTGTCAAACTCCAATAATTTATAACTAAATAATGTTTATTTTTCATTTTTGTTTTTGAACCTATTCCAGACATTCCACCAACTAAAGCTCCAACGGGTCCCAATATTAAACCACCAACAACAGAACGTCCTATAACAGACTTATCTTTTGAATATAGCTCTTGTCTAGTTGTTTCGTTTAAACTAATTATTTGAGTAGAATGTATTTCCATTATAGGTAAATAGAAACTCCCACATAAATTTAACCCATTGCTACATAAAATAACACGTATTTTTCCAGTAGGTATATTATCTAAAGAATTTTCAGCATTATCAAAATACCCATCAACACATGCATCGCCGCCCCAGTTAACAATTTGCTTACCTATAGATAAATCTGCTGGTAAATCTGGAAATACGAACCCATCTGATTTGTCTATTGCTTGTACAACATTATTTAAAGGGTATCCACAATTAGGACATGAAACAGCCTTATCACTTATATCTTTGTTACATTCTGGACAACTTATTATCATTATATATCTCCCCCACAAACATCATTATACATATTATAACATATATTGTATAATAATACCTTTACAAATTCTAAAGTTCAAGATGTGACCTTTAAAGTTATCGTTTCGCTACTAACCATATCGTATGCATAGATCACATCAACCTTATGTAAATAAAATGAAGGCATAGAATATGAAATCCTACGCCCCTTATTTTCTATATTGGATATAATATATCACTAGTTCTATCAAGTACACTTCTTATATACCCATTTATATTATTTTTAGCATTGAAAGAACTAAAACACTCTGCAAAAAACTCTCGTTCATCTACTAATGCATATCTACTGATGGATGATATACACCTAGAATCAATATTACAATCATCATAAAATCTATTATATAACCCTTTAATAATTTCATCATCTGATATATTATACGTACAATCTAGTGCATGAGCAAACTCGTGACATAGATATTCTTTTAACGTATTTGGGACAAAGTCCGATTTTATTAATAGCCTTTTATCTTTAATATTGTATCTTCCACCAATCTCTGTTCCGTTTTTGTTTATTTCACAATCCGCTATTCCCATAATCATGCTATAAGTATCAAAATCCCCTATTTCTTTAATCTCTACCTTATAATACCTACTAATTAATTCTTTGAATTCTTTGGTAACAAATTCTATTGACTCAATAGGCATATGTTTTAAATCCCAATATGCTTTAATACCTATTGAATCATAATAATTTATTACAGCTTTATATCTATCATAATGGTCTGGCTTAATTAGATATCTAAAATCATGCATTATTTATTCACCGTCCTATATATTTTACATTTAACATATTCTACAAATCGCTCTTAAACCCTTTCAATGTCGAACGGTTCTACACACTTTTCTCTCCTATATCTAGCAATAGCAAAATTAACATTCTTAAAGCTCTTACAATACATATTTAAGAAATCATTTTCTCTAAACTCCTGTAGTAGCTTTTCTACTTCATCGGTTTTTTTAAACAAGAAAAATACTTGTAATTTACCATTCTCTATTTCTTCCACAATCGAATCTTCAAACATATTATTTGTATATAGCCACGCTATTTTATTTTTGCTTCTAAGTTTTATATATCTATTCTCCATTCATCCTATCCTCCAACGTTTTAATTTTCTCCTCAAATTTTATATGTTGTTTTATATTTCTTATTGCTAAAGCCAATAGAGAAGCTGCTAATGCTATAACACTTAAATCTTTCATTTATATAGCCTCCTTGTTCATGTTTTTCAATATTTTATCTAACCTATCAATCATTTTTTGATTGCTCTCATCCAATTTTTCAGCTAACAAATCTACATTATCTATCAATTCTTCCATTAACTCCTCATTAGTTTTTTTCTTACTATCCTTTATTGTTATCAAGGTAGCTCTCCCTACCTTATTTCTATCAATGCCATTAATTCTATTTCCATTTATTCTAAATCTATCTTTAATCATATTTAATCATCCTCCTTAATCTAAATAAGGTCTTAATGCTGTCTTACGACATGTGCCTTATGTTTTTATAATTTATGTGTTGACTTTAATCATTCTATGTATTATCATTATATTGGATATTTATAATCTTATGCTATAAATGAAGGTTTAATCGGCTTTAAATGAATCCATTTATATGCTCCTATTAAATATATATACGAACCTCTAATACCTATATCTTTATACATTTCTTCTATTTCTTTTGCTTTATATCCGTTCATTTTTAACCATAATATATTCGATATCACCATCTCATTATATCTACTATTTGGGTTATTACTTCCAATGTTAGCTCTTTTTCTTTTTATTGTACTTAATTCATCTCTGTTACTACTAGTTCTATTTACAACTTTTTGTGTATTACAAACACTATCCTTATACATCTCTATATAAAATTGCTCTAAAACCGAAAGAGCTTTATTCAAATTTTCTTTTTCTTCTTTACTCATTTCAGAAATCTTTGTATGACAAGACTCTTTAATAACTTCAAATACCAACTCTTGCAAGTCATATTTTTCTTGTAGAATTGCTTTTTTCTTATCAGCATACAAACCACGTTTTAAGAAATATAAATGCCTACTTAAACAATCATTTATTTCTAACCCACTCCCAATGTAGAGATATTTGTCAGAACCCTTTTCTCTCATCCCATAAACTCCAGCACAATAAATGTCACCTTTTATCTCCATCTTATTAACCATTAAAATCTCTCCTTTCAGCTTTTGAGGATAAGCCTAACCATATATTTTTATATTTTTAACGTCCACAATTTTGTGAACGTTCTTTATCTCTCAATTTCTTTTCTAAACTTCTTAATATCTCTCTTGTGCATTAAATAGAACCCAACTAAAATTCCCAAATACACAAAGTTTACAATTAACCATTCCTTCATATCACTACCCCCTTTATTTTTAAAATTATTTTCAAAAAACTATTGCATTACCCCTTATTTCTATGTTACAATTAAGGTGGGTTATTTTATAGTTTTAACAGAAAATAAAAAAACAAATAAGAGAGATAGAATTTTCCATCTCCCTATTTAAAGATTTTACGAGGTTTCCCTCTATTCCATTATAAGAATTTACAAATCTTGTTCAAGCCTATTATTCAAGCCATTTACAAGCATTTACTTATAATTATTTTTTATATTTTATAACCTTCTAAGCTAGTATTCATGCCATTTACACAGCTTTTTTAGAATCCCCTTTAACCTTTTTATGAGTTTGTTTTTTAGAACATTTAGTACATCTTATGTGGTTATTAGCTTCTTTTTTAACCCTAGTTCCACATTGATTACACATTATATGTCCTTTATCTAAAGATTTTTTAAGATTAATGTTTAAATTATTTATAATCTCTTGTCCAAATACATTCCATAGAAAAGCCATTTTTAAATCATCTTGCTTAAATGTGTATTTAATAATACTGTCTATTATATCTAACAAGGTAATATTATTTGCCTTTCCCCAATCCTCAAATTCTTTTCTAGCAGAACTATAGAATATTTCTTTAAAGTCTGTTTTCTTCATATCTTCATCATCATCTTTTTTATATTCTTTTACATAAGCATCAATTTCACTTGTAATAGAAGCTTCTAATAATTTATATTTCTCGATAACTTCTTTATTAACTTCTATATTGTTTTGGTTAAACATTAAATTCTTGACTCTAAATGTACCAAATCCCTTAGAATAATCAAATTTTGTATTACCTATACTTTCTATACTAGAGCAAATTCTGTCCATAACACTATTAGACTTTTCTAAACATTTTCCTTCTTTTTTATTTTTAGCATATTGGAAGAAATAAGGATATTTAGAATCTTTTATAACATTTTTTACATCTGTAGGTAATTTAGGAATAGATAATGTTTTAGCTGAGTCAATTATGTCATTATTGTAGGCACATAGCTTTTGCATTAGTTGATATTCTCCCATAGGATTTTCGGTGTTCCATATCTTAGTTAATGTATTACTAACCTTACCTATATTACTTTTTTCATAAACAAACAACAATGATTTAGCTATATTACTATTATTAATTTGCATTGCTCCTGCTTTACCCATTTCATAGTACTGCGGTCTTATATCATATTTTTCTATCATTTCTTCCGCTAATTTAATAATCCAATCAGTATCTAATACAAGAGCTTCATCACCATCCACGTCAAATTGTAATATTTTACTAATTATATCATGTGTACTTGTGTAAATACCATTAGTTGCAAACCATTTATTTTCTCCTTCTGTTCTTACATTATTTCTTATTACATGTTCAAAACTTAAACTTGGACTTCTTAAAACATCTAATTTGTCAGATTTCTTAAACAAATTACAATATACTTCTCCATCTTTTAATACTCCTTCTGGTACTTTAATATTACCAAACAGCCAGTCAACAAAGGCACAAGGGTCTGATAATATATATACCCTTCTACTTCCTTTAATCTTTATTTTACCGCTACAAACATCCTTTTTAGCCTTTGTCATAGTCTCACTTATTTTCTTCTTTACAAAAGCTGAATTAAGCATCTCTGGATAAATTCTTAAAGCTTCTTGAAAATAATTTCTCTTTTCATTCTTATTTGTAGCACCTAAAAATTTAAGCTGACTATTCCTATCTGTATGTACTTGTTTTATTAACTTCTTAAAATCTGTTGTAAGTATTTCTATTTGTCCATCTGTCATATTAATAAGTTGTTGTAGCATTTGATAATTAATTTCCATATCCTTATATTTATTTTCTTTAACTTCATCTGTTGCACATATATTAGCAGTACAATTATACTTTTTAAACTTTTCTTTATAATCATCCCAGCTACTATAAAATTTCCACAATTTGAATTGAGATTTTGTAAAAATTATTTGAATATTATCTTTTACTACATCATATTCTTTTTCATATATATCTTTAATTTTAGTGCTATATCCTTTTTCTTGACAGTACTCAATATAATTAAAAGGGGTAAGCAATCCTTTAAGCCAGTTTAAGCGAACTTGCATATTTGTTTTAGATATACAAGGTAACATTATTCCTAATCCATCAAAATGAGGTATTGGAATATCCATTGTTTCACCTTTTTTTAATTCCCAATTAGCTACATTTTTAACTCTTTCTCTTCCAATTTTATCTATATATTTAATTTCTTTAACTTTTCTATCAATATAGTCAACTTTGGCACTTACAAATGTTTCAAAATCATCAACAACAATGCATCTATCAATATCAAACCCTTCCCAAACCTCAGAACCACTGTTATTAAGAGCCAAGTAAGCAAGAAATTTATTTATATTCATACCCTGTTTGTTTATATCTTTTATAGTTAATCCGCACATTAAACTCAACATTATTTCATTTAAATCTTTATCTTCCTTAATCATCATGAATTTCTTTTGTCTTGTTTGTCCTGCTCCTGCTGTAAAGAATTGATATTTTTCATTATCTATTGTTAATCCATCTTTAATTATCTTTTCTGTGATTAAGTTATCCATGTCCCCAATCTTAACAGTTATAATCTTATCTGTAAAACTACCTAAATTAAGTCCCATAGTTCTAACTAAGTTATTAGATCCTATGGCAATAACATCTTTAGTTCTAATGTCTTTAGAATTAACAACCCTATCTATATCTTTATTTTTTAAATATATTTCATGTATTTTTTTCTTAATTATTTTTAGCTCTTTTTCTATTTGCATATACCTTGTACTATTTTTAATTATTTCTTTAAATAATATACTGCAATCATTGTTCCATACTTCAACATTAAATTGTTTCTTTACATATGTAGATAATCCTTTTCTAAAGTTATATTTTCTACCTTCTATGTCCCTTCTCATGTTACTGTAAGAGTTTTCCTCTTTAGTTCTAACTAAATTTAACTTAATACAATACATTTTTACTTGTTTATTCATTTTACATCATCCACCTTTATATTTATTTTCTTATACAAATCTATTAAATTTGCTAACATTATTATTTTGGAGGGTTTATCCCGAACAAAATAATAATGTTAGCATGAGTAAAGGGTTCTTTTTACCCTTTACGAAACTATCGTTAAAACATTTCATCTATTTCCTCTAATGAATAATTACAACCCCAAATAACACCTTTATTTCTATCTTCTAATTCATTAGATTTAGTAAATCCTTTTTGTAGTCCTTTAGGTTTTGGCTTATCTTTATCTTTAATATGCTTTTTAACACAATTTCTATAATAATCATGCTTTTCTTCTTCATAATTTGTAATTACCCATTCATAGTAAGGATATTCAACTAATAATTCAAAATCTTCATCCACTAAACCTAAATCAAGCTCCAATCTATAATACTTTTCTCCAGTATCATATTTACCTAAATCATAATAAATATCTGAAATTATTTTATCTTTGTGGCTTTCCAATAAGGCTTTGATTTTATAAGCATCTTCATACTCCTGAGATTTAAGAAATAAAATATCATTCTTATGTGCTATGTCTTTATCTGTAGCAACCCCATTCTTTTCTTTTTTAACAATAGATCCTAATAGACCATTCAATTTCCTATTGTTATGTAAATATTCTCTACTATTTGTAAACACCTTATTGCTATTTATTTCTAATGTTTTATAGTATTTAATACCCTCTTTAAGATTTAATTTACAAAGTTCTTCTGTACTATTAAATAATAAACAATAGAAATTAGGACTTTCTTTTATAACCTTATTTTTGTCAGATATGTAATACCAAAATCCAGGATTATCTATCCTAATCAAATCCAATTTAACAAGTACATCATTATATTTATTAATTGTTTTATCTGTAATCCCTAAATCCTTACATATAGTTTCAAAGCTTGGATAACATACTTCTGCTCTACCACCAACATCTACTGTTAATTCTTGCGTTGCTCTTTTATACATTCTTGCTTTAAGATAACAATAATAAGTAAGCAACTTAGAATTATCTAATTTTTCTATGTCTTGTTTCAATATCTTTTCTTTTTCTTCTTCAAAAAGTTGAATAAATTTATTATCTAAATTTATTTCTAAAGTACAGGAAATTAACTCTTTTGGTTTTACTTCATTAAAATCATATTTTGAATTGATTAACCTTAATTTTTGTAATTGTACAAGTATTTCTTTAAATTGTTCTACACTCCTATTTTTCTTTGTACTTACTGTGTATCCACTTTCTAAAATAATATCTTCTAAAGTAAATTTAATAACATCTTTTCTATTTGTATTTATAAATAGATAACACATAACAAGAACTAACTTACTATTATTAATTAATTGAAATAGACTTTTTTCTTCTTTAACTGGAACAAATAAACTATTGGATAATTTTATAAAATTAAACATATTACATTACACTCCTATCACGTTACTTTTTTGTTTTTTGTTTGCTCTGAAATAATTTATTATTGCAGAACAAGAGAACATTATTCTTTATTATTAATTAATTATTCTCTATTATTACACCTTCCTAGTGCCCCTAAAATTAGGGACGTAATTCTAGCTAATACTATTTTTGTTGCCCCTAAAATTAGGGACACAGTTTTTTAGCTTATTTTATAGCTATTTTCTTTAATCATTTTTTGTTTATGTAGGCTATAAAATATTATTGCTTCTTGTAGTAAATCTGTATTTTTAAATAAGTAAACTTGTTCTTGTTTTAATGTTTTATCTGTAGCCTTTCTATAATAGAATCCTAAACAATATAAATAGTCTCTTAACCTTTTGCTTGTAACTACATACTCCATAATCATGTCCCTCCTTCTTCTACTTTTTCAAACTTGTTTTGATTAGTTTACAGTCCTTTATTTCCAACATTGTTAAATCTTTTATATAGTATTTTTTATCTACTTCAATTCCTCTAGCTAATTTTCTATCAATTAATTTTTCTATATCCTGTGGCATTATATTACAACCTATTTCCCACTTATAAAGGCTGTTGTAAGCTTCTTTTTTATTGTTTTTATCCATGCTTTTTATACATGTAACATCTTTATTAGCTAAATATAAACCTGTGTTACTATAACTTGTACTAAATCCAAAAGTATTCATATATGCATTAGTAGAACCCATATTCATTTTTAATTTTTCTGCTATAGTTTCATAATGTTTGAGTAACTTAATAAGATATTTTTGTAATTCTTTATAACTCTTAATCTCCTTAATATCTTGCTTTATTTTACTTTTATAAAATCCTTGTTCACATTTATGATGTGTAATCCCTTTAAAGAAATAAAGTAAAGATAGAAATATTGGACTTGAATCATAGTGAGACCCTTTTATATCTACAAAGTCCTCATAATTCTCAAAGCAAAACCCATGTACTAACTCATGTCTTATGGTGCTTTTTAATTGCCATTTGTAAAACCATTTACCCCAAACTTGATTTTTTTTGTTATAGTGTACATACTGGTTTATAACTTTACTATTAATCGTTATCTTGTGTGTGAATTTATAATGGTTATATTTATCTTTGTCTGCATCTTCCCATGTTCCTGCTGTTGTCTCTCCTAAATCTTCTTCTACTACAACCACTTTGTTATAAAGCAATGGTCTATGCTCATATTTAAAGCACTTTCTTTTCATTTCCAACATTTCTTTTTGTAATAATTTTTCTAATAATTCCTGTCTTTCTCCCATTTTTTCTAATTCCCCCTTAGTTTTTTAATTAGTTTTGTAACCCACCTGTCCAATATATTGGATTTTTTTCGAAATCTTCTTGACTTAAAACTTGTCTTTTACTATAATTAAGTTAGAAATTTTATATTTGTAGTCAACAGTCTTAGTTTTTAAGATTTTATTTTTAAATGTATAGACTCTCATAATTTAGGCAATAATTAAAATATCAATATTTAGTTATCAAAGAACAAGATAATACATATAAAAAGAGTACAAAAACTACACTACTCCAACAAATAGTAGTGCTGATAATTCAATAAAGATAATATTAAAGTAAACTATACCTCTATCAGATTTTGAGCGAACTTAATAGAGATATAGCTATTTTTGTATAGACTAATAGCCCAATTTAAATTATAACACATAACTAAATATTGTCAATAGTGTGCAAATGTAGCTAAAATGGCTACTTTTTTATTTAAATAAATCGTCACAAAATCCATCTGCATCCCTGTTTTCTTCTATTATTTCTTCTACTTCTTTATAAAACTCTTCATATTGTTTTTTCATTTTTTCGGCTTCATTATCTTCAAATATATCAAACATACTCATATCTTTCAATACTTCTGCTTCTGGAAATCTCTTCAAAAAATTATCTATTTGTTTCTCATTTTTCTTCTTATCTAAAGTTATTATTTTGCTCATTTGGATTACCCCCTAACTGTATCAAAGATATCTTCCACGCTTCTCCAGCTATTAAATGTAGTAGCTTTGGGAAACTTATCTAAAAACTCTTGTTGTAATTCTATAAATTTCTCTTTATTAGTTTCTCTGCATAGTTTACTTGTTGTATTAGTATAATATCTTTCTACATCTTCCATTTCCTCATCTTCAAATCTTTCTTTATCTAATCCTAGTTCTTTAAAAACATAGAAAATCCTATCCCATTTTTCTTCTTCCCACTCCATTGCTGCTTCTGTCAGGATACATTTCAAAGTCCAATCTAAATTGTGTTCAAATCCTTTATTAACTATCTTTTTGTGTATTCTAGTAGCTTCTTTTATTTTGTCTTGTACTAGTAGAGCAGGTACTTCAAAAACCTCATTATTTAATATTGTTTGCATTTCCATAATTTTTAACATTTTGTTATCCCCCTTAAATTTTTATATTTTAATAAATTTTGTGGTGTAAGATCTATTCCAAAAGCTTCTGAAATTAATATAAATTGTTTTAATATCTTTATATTCATTGTTTGTCCCTCCATAGTTATATATTAAACTATTCAATTGAATTTGTCAACTATTTAATTGATTAATTTAACGGTTGATTTTTTCTTTGTTTTAGTATATTATATAAATATAGTAAAAATAACAATGTTAAGGGGTAGGTAATACATATATGAAACTTGAATTAACAGATAATAATAAAGATATGAAGAACTTAATCAAAGGATTAATAGCATCCGATGGTATAACTATGGAAGAATTAAATAATAAAATAAATGAAAAATATGGACGTAATAAATCTTTACAAAACTTAAGTGCTAAACTAAGTAGAAATAGCTTAAGAGCAGATGAATTACTAGAAATATTACTTGTTTTAGGATACACTATAGAAATTAATAAATAATACATATCAAGGCTCCAACATAGGAGTCTTTTCTATTGTCCAAAAACAGTTAAAAAAACAAGGTATTTTACTGTAAATTTAACTTATATAAGTTTAGTAGTGTTATATATCCTATAAGTTATTTAAAAGTAACTTCTTCTATAATTTTTTTAATTTGTTTTTCAGATAGCTTTTTTCTTTTAATTGCTCTTGAAAATATACTGCTTATCATATCCCAATCTGATTCTTCTTGTTTATTTTCTAGTGAAAATGACTTGAAATCTGCTACTTGAATTATATTGTTCATATTTATTCACCTTCTTTTTTAATTTCTATTGTCGGTTATGTTGACTTTTGAACTAAAGCTTGATATTGTTTGGGAACTGTTATAGATTTTTGGATATAGTAAAGCCGTGAAATAGCGACTTTTAACTATTGTTTGGTTTACTGCATGAGTTCCCATCAATAGGTTTCTTAATTGTTACTATCTATTATTCACCCTAGACATTAAGAAACAAGCACAATGAATATTCCACCACTCTAATATTTAAAGTCCTTTGAGCGTTGGACTTAAGGTATTTATAGTATGTATATACTACTTGTCCCCATAGATTTTCTGCATTGGCTCTATGTAACCTACTCTATATTATATTATGTTGCTAGAGTGCATAAACAACTAACCTATATCTAAAAAAGAGTATAGGAAACAAAGCCTTGCAATTTCCTACTTTTTTTGAGATAATCTATTTACGGGTTAGATATCTCCCAGAGGGATATTATAAGGTTTATTAGGCGATATTAAGTTATTGTCACGAGCAGGTATTGGCGTACTTGCTCTTTTTATTTTTATAGAATAATTTCAATTAATTTTAATAGAAAGGCTCCTCAGAGTCATAATAGTCAATGAGATCAATTTTAAACTTTTCTTCACTGAAACTTACATACAGATTTCCTATCTCATTAAATTTCACCTCATTAACTTTTAAGTAAAGTGTTTCTTTTAACCCTATTTTCCCTTCATCACCTTCATTGTTTTTCTCTTTGTATTCATCAATTATTTTTTCCATTCTTTCTATTCTTTTAGCATTAAATCTTACTTCATATATGCCTATAGCACTGTTAAATGATATAACGTTATAATCTAACTTCTTGAGTATATCTAATATGTTCATATGTTCTATCCTCCTATTTATTTAAATTTTCTTTTTCTATTCTTTGTTGTTCCTTTTGTTTCTTATAGGCATCTTTAAAAGCTCCAATAAAGGCTAACAATACAACTAGTAAAAATGTTGCTATAATTAGCCAACCAAAACCAGATGCAAGTAATAATAAAACCATAATTACGCTTCTCCTTGTATTAATTTATTAAATTCTTGCAAATCTCTTAAACAAATTACATTCTCGTCAACAATTGACTCTTTGTTTAAATTATCTTTAGTGTTTAAATATAGTGTATTATTGGTAATACTGTAAACTTTAAAGGTAATATAACCATTACTAGTTGTCTCTTTTGTACATTTCAAAACCCTATAATTGTAACTCTTTAAATTATTTATTCTACCTTGTACTAATTTTCTTAAATCTTCTGGCATGTCCTTAAGTTCTAGCTCTAAAATATTCATTTTCTCATTCTCCCCTTCTATTTTTTAAACTTTATATAGCTCTTATTAAACTCTTCTAAAATATCATAATTGTCAATTTCCCTCTTTAAATCTGATACTAGTACATTTACATAGTTCTGCGTGATTAGTAAAGATGAATGTCCTAGGAGCTTCTGCAAAATTGCTATGTTTTTATTCGCTTGTACGAATTTACGTGCCGCACTATGCCTGTAACGATGTATTCCCGTAGTTGTAACATTTCTACTTCTGTTATAAGATATTAAAGCACCATTTAAAGTTTTTTTGTTTAGTTGATTTCCAAAAACATTGCAAAACAGAAAATCATCTACATTTTTGTATTGTCTTACCTTTAAATATTCTTTAAGAATTTTGATTATAGTACGGTTTAAAGGTACTATAAGAGGTTTTCTATTTTTAGTTACATTCACATATACAACCTCATTTTCAAAGTCTAAGTCTTTTATTTTGATGTTTATAAGGCTATTTAATCTAATTGCTGTGGACATTAAAAAATTTATAACTACCCAAGACCGATACTGTGCAAAACTTGTTTTCTTCATGTCTGGTTTTTTCAAAAGAATTGCTAGTTCCGCATCTGAATATGTCTCTATAGCCTTTTTATCTAATTTAGGTAATTGAATTTTAAACGTATTTAGATATCCTTTTTCCATAAAATAATAAAGAATAGTTTTAAAATCTCTACTATAAGTGAATAATGTTTGGCTACTTACATCTAAATTGTCTCTTACATACCTTACAAAATTATCTACTGTACCTTTATTTATATCTTTAACTTTTGTATCTTCATCCAAGAATTTTGTTATAGCTCTATAACCTTCTTTATAGTGTTTTATAGTTGCATCTCTTAAATTTCTAGCTTTACAATTATCAATGTATTCCTCAAATCCTTCTTTAAATGTAATAGAATTATCTGTCTCAATTTTTAATTTTTTACGCAT